CCATATTCGCATAACCTGTAACGACTGTTATTGTGTTTGCTGAAATGGCTTGAGTTGAGCTTTTTATCACAGAATCACACATTGTAATTCCACCACCAGCAGCAGCCCAATCAAAATCCGTTCCATCGTGGGTCAAGACTTCATCAGCAGCACCGACAGCCAAAGCTGCTGGGTCGCCACTTGCATCACCATAAATCAACTTGCCTCTTGCAAGACCAGCCATCTTGGCTAAAGTTACAGAATTATCTACAAGTTCCGAACTGTCTACGGAGTTTGCTCCTAAATCAGCAGCAGTTATGACTCCGTCTTGAATGTCTGCTGAAGTCAGAGGTACTGCCGTAGGTTTGTTTCCTATGTATCCCATTAGTTATCCTATGCTGTTATTTCCATTATTGACAATGTGCCTGAAACCTTATCTGAATCTGAACAGTCAATCCTTAAAATGTCAGTTGCTTCCATCACGACCTTTCCACCAGATAAAAGTTCAAGTGAACTTCCTGATGGAATCGCAACATCCTTAACTAAAAAAGCTGTTCCGTTGGTAACATCATTTGTTCCACCCCTGTTTGCCGTATCACTAACAAGCTCTACTTCAACTGTCACAGAGGAAGAATGAATATTAGAAAGTACCAAACCAAGAATAACAGTAGTCGTGCTACTAGCCACTGTGTACATCACATAAGGCGTACCAGCCGAATTTGGTTCAGCCGCAAAAGTTATTACTTTAAATGTATTTGCCATATTTTTTCCTCCTTAATTTTTTTAATTAACCCAGAGCAATCGCTAATGCTGTGGGGTCTAACGCACTTATTTGTGTTTGAATATTACTTGTAACACCATCACAGTAATTTAATTCTGCCGCAGTAGCAGTAACATTTGTTCCACCTATGTCTAAGGTCGTTACAGATATTTCTCCTGCAACAGTTGCAATACCATCCGCTAAAGTAATTAAATCTGTATCAGATGTATGACCAATTGTAGTGCCGTTAACATTTACATTATCAACTGTTAAAGTTGTTAGTGTACCAAGACTTGTTATATTTGATTGAGCCGCAGTAGTTACTGTAGCTGCAGTACCACTTGTATTTCCCGTTACATCTCCTGTTATATCACCAACAAAGGCAGTAGATGTAATTGAAGTTGCTCCTGTAACTACTCCTGCATCTACACTTATTGTACCATCTAGTAAAATTGCTGACCCAGAAGCAGGTTCAATATTTATTGCTGCTCCAGAATCTAAAGTTAAGATACCTGCTGAATCAATATCTACTGTACCATCTGCTGTTATCTGAATATTGGCTGCTGCCGCTGCCGCATCTGTTGTAGTTATATCTAATGTTCCATTAGTTCCTGCTGTGAATACTGCCGTATCACTAGCTGAACCAGTCATAGTTACAACTTTGCCGTTTATAGAAACATCATCTACAGTAAGAGCCGTTAAGGTTCCTAAACTTGTTATATTTGTTTGTGCGGCTGTTGTAACTGTAGCCGCAGTACCAGAAGTATTACCAGTTACATCACCTGTAACATTTCCTTCTAGTGTTCCTACAAATCCTGTAGCAGTTACTTTACCCGTACTAGGATTATATGTTAATGTTCCGTCTGATTCTAACCCTAAATTACCACCATCAACATCTCCACCGGAAGTAAATATAAGTGCATTACTTTCGTCTGTAGATTCATTATCTGTTATAGTAACTGTTGTTGCTATAGCCGCAGTACCTGTTGTATTTTGATTAAGTGTTCCTACTGTAAAGTCTAATGTGTTATCAGCATCATCATATGCTACTGTAATACCAGATTCCGTATTAGAAGTGACCATAGCACCAACAGTATCAGCAATTGTTTCTGCTAAAGTTGTACCATCTATAGTAATTGCATCAGCTTCAAGTGTACCATCAATATCTACATTACCGGATATGTCCAGTTCTGTTGCAACAATTTTATCATTAAAGGTTGCCGCACCTGCTTCACTTCCATCAATGGTTAAGAATGTCGTGTCTACAGTTCCGTCAGTTCCCTTAAATATGATATCAGTATCATCACCTTGAGCATCTACTGTAATGTTACCAGTAGAAGTTGCAAGAGTAACTGCTGCATCACCTGTTCCAACATCATCTAATAAAATACTTGCACTTGTATAAGTATTAAGTTGAGAAGCATTAATATATTTTGTCGTACCATCATCATCTACTAAAAATTTATCAGCATCTGCTAATGTAATTCCTGTACCATCCGTAGCACCATCTACTTGAATTGCCGCACCACTTACTTTATCAGCAGTTGAAATTGTTGCAAGTTTAGTATCAACAATAGCCGCAGAAGAATTTATGTCTGCATTGACAATGACATCACCTGCAATTGCACCAACACCACTTGAATTAATTGTAACATCACCACTTACTTTTGCAAATAAATATGTCGGAAGACGAGATGCCAACATGGATTTTTCTGTACCACCTCCACCATCATCAACAATAAATAAATCGGCATCAGCAAGACCAGCACTCATTTCAGATGCTCCGTCTATTTCCAATGCTCCTATATCAACTTTACCTGCTGTAGAAATTGTATTAAGTTTAGTATCAACAATTGCAGCACTTGCATTTACATCCGCATTAACAATAACTCCTGAAGCTATGCTAAATACTCCAGCATTTGTTAATCCAACATCTCCGCTTGGAACAACAGGATTAAAGTTTGTACCATCAGCAACCATGATTGCTGTATTGGTGTTTGTACCCATTGTCAAGTCATCACCAGAGATTGTTAAGTCACCGGCAATTGTAACATTTGTTGTACCTGTAGGAATTGAAATAACAGCAGAATCAGCATCATTCTTAATTGTTATATCATTTGTTGAACCTTGTCCTGTTAGAATTAATCCTTCAGTGGCTGTGTATCCAATAGCCGCATTGTCTCCTGAAGAAGTATCAGCATTTGGTTCAACAGTAGTACCAATTACTACACCTGTTGATGTAATAGCACCAGAACCAACTGTTCCCGCTAAAGTTACATTAGCACCACTAAAAGTTGCCGCAGTTGTTGGAGTGGAACCAGATTTAATTAATAGTTCTCCTCCTGATTGTGTTAAGCTACCAAAAGTAGTTCCTGCATCTTTTAAGAATACATCCGCACCATCTGCATCCAATATGATATCACCAGAAGAATCTAGTGTAATATCTGTTCCATCATTTGTAATAGTATCAAGAGCAATGCTTCCAATATTTGTAATATTAGAATCACTAAAATCTAAAGTTCCTGTTACATCAAAGTTTCCGCCTACACTTAAATCTCCAGTTATAGTTGCATTATCCGCTATTGTTGTTTCAGAAGTTGTATGTCCTATAGTTACAGCAATGCCACTTGTTTCAGTCGCTACCTTTAAAGCACCTACTGCATTTGTAATATAAGAATTAGACCCGTCATGATATAAAGTTAAATCCTGACTGTCACCAATCTTTAATGGAGTATCATCTGTTAATAGTAATGAATCTGCTGACTCATCCCATAAAAGATAACTTCCTGAAGCAGCACCAAAAAACTTTACATCATATCCTGCATCATCAACTCCAACTGTAAGTGTTCCTAATTGTACAACACCATCTGCTGAAGTATCCCACAGCCAGTATCTACTAGCTGTATCACCAAAAAACTTTACATCATGTCCTGCGTCATCCACACCAACATTAATGACATCAGTAAATTTAAATAAATCCTCATCTTCCATCCATGTTAGTACACCACTATTTGTATTGGCACTAAAGGTAACAACAATATCAGTATCCGCACCTGTACCAAAACTTATCGCATTACTGTAAAGTGTTGATAAAGGTCCGCCATCTCCGGTTGTTGAACCATCATGAGTATGACCTGTTGAGACATGAAATGCCGCTAATAATTGGTCATATTCATTATTCAGTAATGCTGCGGTAATCGTATCGCCATCTGAAAATGAACTCTGTCTAGTATAAACTGCCATAATAAATTATATTCTTCCTCCGGGTATAAAGTCTACATAAAAACCTGATACAGTATAAGGTGAAGCTGTACCATTACTTCTCATTTTAAAATTACTTGTGAACCCACTTCCTGTTAATGTTGATTTTTGTTGTGGAAATAATGTTGCTCCAAAAATCGCTGTTCCAAATACTGCTGTTCCAAATACTGCCGGGTTAGCTAAAGAACCAATACTTATTTCATCAGGTTGTGGAATATTATTATCTTCAAAATCATATCTGCATAAGACTTTTAAATTATCGTTTGTTCCTTCTGCTCTGATACTTGTCTTAATATAATACAAAGTCTTTCGAACACCTGAATCACCATAATCTAAATCGGGTGTCTTATAAATTGCCGCAACATTATCTCCACCAAAATCATCTCCTGAATCATGTGTATAAACATAACCATCATCTGATGCATGATATAAAACCTCTGAATCATTCTCATCCGTACCAGAATGTATTCTTCGAGCAGGGATTCCTTTTGTTTCACTCCACTCATACACAGCCGCACCAGTAGAAGAAATTTTAAATGTTCCTATAATTCCTAATTGAACACTATTTGCTTTAGATGAATTATAATAAAATAATCTGTATTGACTTTTTTCTCGTATAACCAGACTTGAAAAAGTAATTGTAGAAAGATAAGGTAAAATATTATCTCTGAATATTGGTAGAATTTTTCTACTGATAGAACTCAGTTCTATATCATCAATACGAGCTGTACCTGCAATTGTTCTTAAACCATCCGGTGCAAGAAAAATTAAGTCACCACCTATTTCTTGAACTGTATTACCATCCAATGTTCCAATATTTTTTGTAACGGAAGATAATACTACTGTACTATCTAAACCTGATAACTGATAAATACTATCCTTGCAAAATATAATTAATTTATCTCGAAAAGATTTTATTGCTCGTATCTGGTCTCCAACATCTATTGTTCCTGCACTTGCCCCGGTGAAATCTTCCGGTATTAATCTTGTACTGTATGCAATAACTTGTGGATTATCTGACTGTCCTGCAACAATTAATCGTTCTGAAAAAATTGTACAAAGTGATGGGTCTGATGGAGCTGACCTTGCTTCAATTTCCTTGAATGCATAAGTATACACACCAGATGCAATTGTTATCTTTAATTGTCCAATTTCATTTGTTCCATCCGTAATGAATAATTCTCCATATTGAGCTTCTCCTTCATACAGGGCAAATTGACAATTACTTTGACTTGTTCTTGCAACTGAGGATGCACTTGATAATTGTGCGGCAGTAGCTCCATTCTTATAAATAGTTTGACTTGAAGCTGTCGCTGCATAATTTTCATCCGCAGTCATTGATGTATTACTTGCTATTGCGGTAATATTATATTCTTCATCATTAACTCTTATATCATCACCAACAGAAAACTCTGAACTAAAAGATGTACCTGTTCCCGTTATTGTTGCTGAACCTGACGATACTGCAACTGTTCCTGTCTTGGCAATATAAGTATCTTTATTAACCTGTGACCATGTTGTGCCATCCGTGCTATAATAAATATGAGAACCTTGACACGCCACCACACCTTTTGCATATCGAAAAATACCTTCTATATCATCTGCACTACCATTTGGTTGATTGCTACCAAATTTTGCAAAGCCATTTATTCTTCGATATCCACCATGAATAGAGGATTCAAAATTCTGTAATTGTGTTGCGACACCGGGAGTTCGAAATAAAGTATGAGTTGTTCCTACCTTATCTAATCCACCTTCGCATATAACTGATACGCCTTGTTCTGCCATCTCTTAAACTATTGCTATTCTGTCATCCGTCATGCTATCAGGAAATGGTTCAATTAATTGTTCCCTCATAGTTCGTAAACCTTTTTTATATTCTGCATCTGCCAATTGAGCTTGGGAAATATTATCTTTAAACTGATGCATATAATATCTTGCTCTTGCTAAAAGAACTGTTGAATATTGTTTTGGAAATACAACTGTATCTCCTTGACCTGATAATTCTGTTGGTTGACTGTAAGCAAAAAAGTAAATAGAATAAACTCCATCCGGAATCGGTGACAGTCCGAACTTATCATTCTTCGGACTACGAATTATTCGTTGTGGTATTCCATAACTTTGTGCATCACTTTTATCAGATGCTTCAGAAATTGCAAAATGTTTATTCCAGTATTCAATTGTTACCGGATAAAGTTTTCGTATTTCATATGGTGCTGATTTTCCACTTACTCCTTCTTCCGTCAGAGTAATATTATCATAATCAACATGAGAATACCAAGTAGTAACATTACTTGTTCCACTAAGAAAATTATACCATCTTGTTCCGGAAACTGTATCAATGGTAGTGTTTCCATAATAATTATTTGCTGGGTCTCCCAGAGCTAAAAAACTCCATTTATCTTCCGCATTGCATATGTCAAAATATGCCCTGTTGATTTGGTCTTTAACTAATTTTTGTATGCCTTTGGCACTACCAGCAAAACTTGCAGAAGTTAATTCAACTTCATTCAGTTCTCTAAGAATTGTATTTGTTAAATCCAGATATGTACGGAACGGAGCTGCCATTTAAAATTCTCTTTTTTTTTTAATTAGCTGAACCAGCAGTCTTAACATTTGGTACAGGATTTTCCGCATACATTTTAGTGTCACCCGGAGTTCCCATATCAGCTT